CAGTTAATATAGTTATATTACTTGCTGCTTTATTAAATTGTGCTAATGATAAACTCCAATCAGCTGATTCATTAATTGCTGTTCCTTCTGGCCATTTTGGTAAAGAATCCCAGGTTTGTTCTGTAACCCTAGTCCAACTATCTTCTCCAGTTAGAGGTTTTCCATCAGCATCTGTTATTCCTAATGTTTTTTTAAGTTGAGTAAAAGGCGAAGGATCACCTTGATTAGATACTCCCCTTAATCTTCCTTCTTGCATTATACCTAATTTACCACCTGCTCTAATAGCTGTTCCATTTCTAAATAAAGGATGTTCAGTAGGTGTTTGTATCATTGTGGTTTCTAAATCTACTATTTTATCTAATAAATTTTGTATCTTATTTTCTTTAGGATCTTCATATCCACCTATGTATTTTGTACTTTCTTCAATTAAAAAAGTGTGTGATCTTTTTCCTTGTTTAGGAATATCATAAAATAATTCTTGATATAAATTAAAAAAGTTATTAGGTGAAATACGTTCTTTTGTTTTTGTTATTTCAGAAAAACCTCTATCTAATAATTCACCTATATTATTCTGACCATAATGTCTTTTTTGTAATTCTATTAATTCGCCATCAAAAGGTTTTTGAACAGGTGAAACTGGTTTTCCCCCACTATCTAAAATATAATTACCCTTTGTTCCTGTAGGTTTAGAAAAATTAGGCTTATTATCTTCTATAATAGATTTAATAGGTTGAAATTGTATTCCTTTATTTTTTCCCATTATCTAACTACTTTAAAATGATAATTATTATCATATATTGTTGTTCCTTCGTTGTTAATGTTTTTAAATAATAGTCTATAATATCTTTCAGGTTGTAAACCATTCATAAATATTTTAAAATACATTCCTTCATTATCAGCGCTTAGTTTTGTAAATGTTGAATCAAATGGTATAATTTCTTCTTCTGTGTGTGCATCTCTTACGCTATAACATGAAGCTGTTGTAAAATATCCTGGGTTTAAATAATTAGATGAAGAAGCAAATTGTCTAACTGGATATTTATCTCTAATATGTATTCTAAAAGTTGCTTCATCATTTTGATTATATTCTTCTTGATTTCTATATAATGAAACACTTAATTCACCATTTTGTTTTGCAGATGATTGTTTAGAATGTGAACTATCATCCCATTTAAAAACTAATCTTGGTGGATAAATTGTATGAGTATCTACTGAAAAATATTTTATTTCTCCAAAACTACTAGATGTATCTTGTTCTACTGAATCTGGTTGTTTTATTAAAAAACCATGATTAGTTATACCATCGGGATAAATTCTACCAGCTAAACTAGCACTAAATTTTTGTACTATAGAAGTTACATTTATGTTTGTATCTAAGTTATCACTATTTAAAAATTGTTGTGATCCTTGAAATGCACTACCTGTATACCAAACTCCTCCTCCTCCTGTTATTCCACTTACATTTATACTTCCTGTAGTTCCTGAAGCAAAACTTGATGTAGCCCATTCTGTTTTTGAATTATCATTGTCTCTGTATATCCATGAACAACCATTTGAACTTATTGGTAAATTAGAGAATCTTCCTGTTCCTTCATTCCATGATTGTGATATGGCAAATACTTCTAAATTTAAAGTAGATTCTAAATTTTTATGTTCTGATGATAATAATTGTAAAGCTACTTCTGATGTTCCATTATTAAAAGTAGATGAACCTATTTTATCAGATATAGTTGATGTTATATCTTCATTTTTAAATTTAATTAAAGCTCTTGATGGGTAATATCTTGAATCTGAACTACCTTTTTCTTTGACGATTTCTAAAATTTCATCATGACCTGTGTTTAATTTAGTTCTATCAGGGTGACTATATATTGTAGCGTCTTTTTCGGGAAATATAAAATAGTATGCCATATTAGTATGTTGTTACACGTCCTTTAATGTCAGTGTTTAGGTTTTTAATTTCAAAAATACTTGGATCTAAAGCAGGATAAATAACTCCTCTTCTTGTAGCTCCTTCAAAATCGTATTTATATTGTGAATAACCTAAAGCTGTTCCGCTTTTATTTGTAAATGTTAATTTTTCTACTGATTGTACTCCTACTACAGATGATAATAAATTTTCAACTTCTGATTTTATAATAGGTTGGTTTATTTGCCATTTATCTACATTAAAATAGTCTTGCAATTCAGCTACACAGTTTAATATTATTTCATTATTATTATAGTTTTTAAATACTGTGATTTCAAAAATAAGTTCAAAATTAATAACAAATGCATTTTTAATATTAACAGCATCTGTTAGCATTCTATATTGTTCAAGATATGTTTGTAAATTTGTTTTTGTAGCTGTGTTAAGATTTGTTAGATTTTTATTATTATTATATCCTAAAGTGTATAAATTTAAAGCTAATGGATTACGAATTCTATTAAATTCATTAGATAAAGGAGAAATTTGATCATCTTGAACTATATAAGCTTTAGCTATTCTACCAAATTTAGAGGGCATACTCATAGTTCTAATAATATAATCTTCTTTAGTTACAGTTCTTTGTTGAGTAGCAAATTGGGCCATTGTATTTTCTCTAATTTCTTCAATTGAATCACCATCACCTCCTCCTTTAGCTGCTTCTGGGTTATTTACAGCTACTGATGTTTTTACAAAGTTAAGTAATGAACCATTTAAATTAGGGTTGTTAGAAGTAAGTAGTGTGTCTATTTCTGTAATTGTATTAGCATTTACGTTTGAAGTTATTCCTCCTCCTACTAAATATTTTACAGTTAAGGTTGTGTTAGAAGGTACTTGACCATAAGCTTTAGTCATTAAAAAGTTTGAAGGATCATATGCTGTGTCTAATTTACTTCTTCCATCTTTAATTCCTAAACCTATATTATCGGGATTTGGTATTATTTGTTCGTCTGCTTTATCACTATTACCCGCCCCAAATTGTATTTCTAATTGATTGTTTGCTTTAAATCTAGAAACAAATCTTCTTGATGATTTTATTATTTTAAGTAAATAAGGTGTTTCACCATTAAACCCTAATAATTCGGGATCATTAGTTCCTACATTTTCTTCTTCTTGAAAAATTATATCTTGTGCTAAATAAGGTACTTCATAATATTCATTTCCATCTGTGTCTTTTATAGATTCTATAGATAAAATATTAGTATCAAATAAAGTTAATGTTTTAAACGCTTCTGCTGCACCACATGTGAATGTTTGTTCTTTAGTTTGTCCTGATATTGCTTTTGTTTTTTTCTTTAAAAGATAATATTCAGGATTATTTGAACTATCATATTGATATATACTAAGCTCTGTTGGGTTAAAACTTGAAGATACTTTAAAATCTACTTCATTATTAATATAAAAAGTAGAACCTTCAGTAGAATTAAATGTTGAATTTGGATCTATTTGTAAACAATAGTTAAAATCAGGTTGATAATCTCCACTAGCTCCTGTTGAAGGTATTAATTGAAATAATTCTAAATCAACACTAGATGCATCTATTACTTTAGGTTTATAACCCATAGCATAAGCTAAATTAAATAAGTTTTCTTTTTCTTTAGCTAATAATAAAAAAGATTCTTGTAATTGTGTGTCTGTGTAATAAGATAAAACATCACCTACATATGCCGCCATTTCCATAAACATCATACCAGGGTTACCTTCACTAAAATCATTAAAGTTATTTGGGAAATATACTTCCGCAAATTCCATTAGTTGATCTTTAAAAGAATTATAATCTTTACTTAGATATTTTACGTCTTTATCTTGTGTTTTATTTGATACTTTACTATAAGCCATTTTAACTATAATTTATTTGTATTGAATCTTCTGCTTCGTCTAAAGAAATAGAATATGTTAATGTAAGAGAAACTCTATATTGATCTATATCTTGTCTTAAAGAAGCATCAGTTACTGTTATTTCTGGGATCCAAAATGCTAATTGACCATTTATATTTTCTTGTAATGTTATTTCATCTATACTATTTTCAAATAATTGACTTTTTAAGCCAATTCCATAAGTAGGATGATTTAATCTTTCTCCAGGTACTGTTAATAATAAATTTAAAAAATTAGCTTTTAATTGTTCTTTAGTTGTTAAAGTACCAGATGTCATATTTATATCATTCAAGGGAAAAGCAACCCCAATCCTAGCATTATTGTTAAGATCTAATGGGTTTATTCTTTTTATATCCTGAATTAATGGCATTTATTATAATCCTTTTTTCTTATCTATTGCTTTCATTAAACCACTATAATCTCTTGTTACTGCGTTTGCTACTGATTCAGGCATACCTGCTGTATCCATTGGTAATGGAGCTCCTGATGCAAATGGTTGAGATAAACTTACAGGAGCCATAGCTGTTTGAGTATTTGTATCTCCTGCTGCTGTTTCATTTAAAAGATCATTTAATGTACTATTTGATACAAATTGTTGTTTTTTAAATGGTTTTTTACCCATTATTTTTTCTTTTAAAGTGGATTGTTGTGGAACTTCAACTTTTCTTTCAGTATGTTCTGTTATAGTTGGTTTAAGTTCATCACGTAAATCTTCTTTAAGTGATTTGATTTCTCTACGTAACGCATAATCGATTTCTTCTCTAACTACTTTTCTAATTAGATTTTCAAAAGTTTTTGCTTTCATATTGTTAATTGTTGTTTGTTAATAAATATAAATTTTTTAAAAATTAGTTTACTTTTGGTTTATAAATTCTATGTTGTGGTTTAGAACCATCAAAAACGTATGACCCTCTTATATCTTTTTGTTGAGGTGTTCCTGTTCCTCCTAAATTACTATCTAAAAAGTTATTTAGTTTATTTATATCAACTGTTTCAGTACCATCACCATTATCAATTACAAGATCTCCTGCTGGTATACATCCTTTTATATATTCTGCGAATAATTGAGCTATTAAAGTTAAAAAATCTGCTATCATTTGTAATAAGGTACTAAATAAGCTTATTATTTTTGGAATTAAATTAAATATAATCATTACTGATCCTAATATTTTTAAACATTTTGTTGTAAAACCTTTTATAGCTTCAGTATATTTTAAAATAAATCCTCTTGCCTTATCTATAGCATCACTAATTACTTTTTCAAGACCACCAGCTGCAAATAATGCTGTAAAGAAATTTAAAGCTAAAAGAGATGCTGTTACTAATATTTCAAATGCTATTACTAATGCTTGAAATACAGCTAATATAGTTGTTATAGTAGTTATTTTTTCTGCTGCCTTTTCCATTTTTTCTTGTAATTTGTTTAATTTTTTAACAACACTTTCACAAATATTTTTTCCAAAATTTAATCCATCTTCTAATTTAGTTTTTGTAAATTTTACAGCTTTTATAACTTCTAAATCACAACTATAACCCATTAATTTATCTATTATTTCTTGTTTAGTTGGTAATTCTTCTTTGACTCTTTGTATTGCTTCTCCTTTTGCTTGTTGTTTTAATTCTTGCCTAGCATCGTAAGCTGCTTCATCTGCATTACCAACTAATGATCTAATTGTTGAAATACCATCTATAGCATATAAAGCATATGTCATTCCTTTTTGAACTTTTCCACCTACTTCATTTATTTTATCTGTTAGTTCTTTTGTTTTTTGAATTGTTTCTTCAGTTTTAGATAAACCAGCACCTGGAGTATTAGGATTGTCTTCTTTTTCTTTTTCTATAGGATCTTTAGCCATCTTATGATAATTTTGTTATTTCGCTTTTAAAATATTGTATATTATTTCTTAAATTTTTAACTTGTTTTCTTCTTAAACTTAATGAAGCTTCATTAGTAGACATAGGACCTGTTGGTCCAGCTGGGGTCATATAAGTTACATTATATATTATATCATCCATTAATCCATCTATCATATCTAGTAACTCATTAGCCCATTCGTCAAATTCATTTCCTAATAAAGCAGGTTCAGTTGGTAAGTTGTTATCTGTTTTTAAACCTAAGTATATATTAGGTGAATTTACAACAAATTTACTAGCATCAGATGATTCACTAGATTCTTTTTGGTCACTTGTATCAAAATGAATACTACCTTGTGTGCTAAAACCGATTGCTTTTCTTGAAAATAATAATATAGCATCTGTATGAGCATTAAATAATAATCTATCTGAATCTATTATTACTTGTTTGCCTTGATATATGTCTCCGTTTAAAGGTTTATAAGCCATATTATACTATTTTTGCATCAGTTATACCATGTTGGTATTGATTCCTTGATCCATATCTTGACCCACCATATAAATCATGATAAGTATTTGCATTAGAAGCTAAAGTTGTTTTTCTTCTATTTTGGGGACCATAAGATACATGTACCCAACTTCCTCCTCCTCTTTCAGGATATTCCCATATTAATTGATCCCAGCCTGTTACTTGATAATAAATATAATTATATACTTGAGCTGTTGTTAATCCAGGTATTTGTATATCTACTGCTTGACCAAATACATGTTGTGAAGTACTAGATCCACCTAGACTACTATTTAATTCTATACATCTATATCCAGAAGTTATTATTAAATCTGGATATACATCTACAATGGGATCAATAACAATATTCATTAGTGATCTTAAATTTTCAATTACTTCAGTTTGACTAGGTGAATTATCAATACCTGGAAAATTATTAATACCATTATTTTTAGCGGTATTTGAATAAATTAAATGTTTTAATTTAAAATACCTTCCTATGGATTCTTCTATATTCATATTAATTACTAGTTACTTCAAATAACATATTAGCTCCACCACCGCCACCGCCGCCACCACCAGAACCTGGGTTTTGATAAGTAGAAGGTAATTGTATATCAGTGTCTTTTTGTACTACTTGGTCTGGTACTGAATCTTCTGATTCATTTATTGTTTTAGGATTATTTACAACTTCTTGTAGTTCATCTTGTTCAGCAACTGGTTGAGTAGGAGTACTACTTATAGGTGATTCATTATTACTATTTAATGCTTGTACTTCTGATAATGTTAAACCTGTTCCTGTATTTAATGAAGGTGTAGGATTTAATAATGCTTGTTCTATTGTTTGAGGTTCTATATACTCAGCGTCCCAAGAATTCATATAAGGTGAAGCTTGTCTAAAATTTTGAATTCTTTGATTAGATGTTAAATATATACTAGATGCATCCCCATTTATATCTTCTGTTGTAGGTAACCATCCTTTTTCATCTAAATTCGATGATTGACCATTTCTTATAATTGTAATAGGATCACCAGTATTTCCAGAATTACTCCATCCATTAGGATTAGAAATATCGTTACTTATATTAGTTGAACCAAAACGAATAGAATTACCGAATCTACCTTCTAAAATCATATCACCTTCGTAAGGTAATAATGGTTTTATATTAATTTGTTCATTAAAATAGTTTCCTAAATTTATATCTGTTCCACCATCTTCTACTTTTCTAACTAATCCTGCTTCAGTTTGTTGATAATCATTTAAAGTTTGTCCTGATTCTAGTCCTTTTACTGTTGGTAAAGCATTATGGTGAGGGTGACCCCACATATTTATTTGAGGTAAATAATATGTAGTTATTTGTTTATCATTATAAAAATTTTTATCATTAGTAGATAATATTAGTACTATTTCATTTATTAAAGGATAATATTTTAAATGTGAAAATAAAGGAGAAGCAGTTGATGCATCTTTTGGGTTAATTTCGGGATTATTTCCTTCTAAATCTACATAAAATATAGTACCTACAGCATCATAATTACCATAATCGGATGCTAATGGGTGGTTTATATCTAATATAATATCAATTACTCTAACAGCTTTTAATTTGCTTTCAGTATTTAATGATATTTGCTCTCTATTTTTTCTTGATCTAATTATCGCCATTTTGATCAGGTGCTTCTAGTTGTTTAGGTTCTTCAACAGTTTTAGCTATTTCTTCAGTTAACTCTTGAAGTTGAGCCATTTCTTCTTCTGTTAATAATCCACCATCACCCGAATTTGTTGTACCTGTTGATAAGCGTTGTACAATAGCAGCCATTTTTATTAATTGGTCATCATTTTTAACACTTATTTCCATATATTCTTTAATTAATGGAACTACAACAGTAGCATCACCTAATGATTGCACTAAAGGTTTTAATTCAGATATAAGTTGAGCTAATTGTTTTGCTTTTTTCTTTTGATTACCATGAATTTCCTTTAATAAATCACTAAAAGATTTATCGTCAAAT